TCGTGCTATACGCCGTTGTAGCAGCGCCCAACGTAGCCGACGAAGTGAACAGCGCCAGCTTAAACACATCCGCAGCAGCCGATGCACGGATTACGCCGGTACCAAAATTGTGAATGCCGTCAAGGATCTCAACCTTGAACGACGTTGCCATTGCCTGAGTAATAGCCATTAGAGGTCTCCAATTAATTGTGCGATTTCCGCATAGCCTTGTTGATCTAGTTTCTTACATATCATCTTGCGCTCCGCTTCTTGGGCTTCGCGTAGATACTTCACCAGCCAATAATGCAGTGCTTCCTTTGAATCGGCACTGAGTATGCGGTTTACCGCACGTTCTGCAATTTCTTCGACAGTATGCTCACGACGGTCAGTCGTCTGCACAAATACCTGCCCAACTTCTACGTTTCCACTAAACATCAAGTCACCGGAATCCTAACTTGTCCAGAACGATACGCATCCTGACGATCCAAGCCATCGCCAAGACGTTTGAGGAGTCCCAACGACTCCTGATATTTCTGCTCGTAGTAGGTCATCATGTCCTGCTCACCCTTCAAGTAGGTGTACGCTTCGCGCAATGACCCGTAGAGCAATACCGTTTCAAAGTTGTCACCCAACCAAGAAGTCGAGTTATTTACGATTGACGGCGGGTAGTAATAATAGTGCAGTTCAGCCGTGTACGCTTGGTCGGGAGTCGGCCCAAGAATCATGGTGGCGTCGTCCCAAATCGCATAGTACCTAGGCTTACCCGTACTGTTTGGGGGAGGATACGCCGCTCGGATGTAGTTCACATCCTTATTCAGCAGGTATTCGTACTCACCCGTAGTCGGGTCAATAACAGCTAACGAAAAGGTCGAAAGCCAGTCAGAAGGCAGTTGGAAGTACGGAAAAGTACTTGTCATCGTACCCGTGACATTCTTACGGATAGCCGGGATCTGAACGGAGTTGTAAATCCGCTCTTCAGCAAGCTGCACAAAATTCGGGATATTCGCCACGAAGGATGTCTCCGTGGACTGGCAATAGTCCTGAATGGCTTGTGAAAGCTGCGTGTAGTTCATTAACTCCAGCCTGCTCGTACTTTGCCGTTGTTCTGCAAATTAATCTGCGAGACGAACTTCTTACCCTTAGTGGCAGCGCCAGCACCCTTCATTTCCATGTGGGTAACGCCCTTGTTGACATCCTTTTCAGGATAGCCATTCTCACCAGTCGAGTCAGTGTTCGGCTTGATCTTGCCGGGATTTAATTCTTTCATGGCACTTACCTCGGGCCAGAAGACTTACGCACCGGGCTGCGCTGGTTCATAACCTTCGCCATATTCCGACCGTACTTCTTCATTTCGCTGTTGGTCTTGCCACCAGCACGCATACCGTGAGCTTTACTCGCCGGAAGTGAAGCGTGCTTTCTCAAAGCTTTCATTGCATCACCATTCTTCATCACAATCTCCTAGGTCGTAACGACCGTCACCGTTCCTACTTCACCGAACGGCGCTAAATCATTAGGCGTCAGTCCGGCATCATCCGCTCTGGCCCCGCCCACGGGTGCCCAGCCCCATTGTATCTGACGACTGCCATTAGCACCGTCATTACCGACCGCAAAATAACTCGTGTCCGGTCTCGGGTTCCGTAATGCCTGCGGATCGTCCACAGGGTACAAACCGAGAGACAACTGGGGTTGGTCAGGCTCCCAGCACTCCGGACAGACCAAGATATTCACGTTCTTGGTCTTGATCACAATCGACTTCAACTGGCGCAGTTTGTATTGAAACCCGCACCGGTCGCACATCGCAATCGCGTTTTTGCCACTGGCAAACCTGTTTGGCATTAGTAGCCACCCAAGAAGCTCTCACGTGGGACAAACCGCACCGCCGCCTTTTCGCGGTCTTCACCTGCCGCCAAATCCCAAGCCTCGTCATACTGGGCTTTCAGAATCTGCGTACGCGCCTCAGCGCCGGGGATCTTCATCGACAGCATGTAGGCCAGCCCAGCAACCATGCAGGGCAAGAACCGGAACGGAATATCTTGCCCATTCACGCCTGTACCGGGGTCGAACATCCGTCGTAGCCGCGTGTAATACAACGTCCACGTGGTCGAGTTGTCAGGCTTCGGCCAAACCGTAAATTGCGGGTAGACCACCACATCGTCGGCCCCCGTCGCGCCAGTACGCCGGTTGATCCAAATCTGAATCGGGCGACCCGTCGCGTTCTTGTTCGGGATCGACACGTAGGTGCTGGACGAGATACGGCTGATGTTGATGTCTTGCTGATTCAATCCAGACCCAGTGCGGATCACGTGGTCTAACAAATCAACCGTATCTACCGGCAGGTCGTAGGTACCGACGTTATAAGTCAGTACATGGGTGCCTTGCTCCAATGTCCAAAGGTTGATGCCCCGGTTTGACCAGTCCATCAGGAGCAGGGCAAGACTACGCTTCGACGTACGGAAATCATAACCCGTACGCAGTTCAGCACCGCAACGCTCGTAAGCCTCTTCGATGATCGTGTTGAGGTCGAGGTTGAAGTCTGTCGTAGCTGTAGTCTTGTCTACCATTACTTCCTCGCTGTCACTACGTCGTCACCCTTGGTGACGATGACATGATCGCCTTCCACATCGACCCGCATCGGCATTTCCTTCCGATCCAGTTTATCGAGTTTGGTGATGAGTTCCTTAATGACTGCAAACTCAGGCTTCTCTTCCTTCTCGTTTGCACCAGCAATACCGTTCAGCATCGAGATTAGCGCAGTCAACGACGCACCAAGCAGCCCCATCACGGCAGCAATTTTCTCAGAGTCCAGCACAAGACTAGATGCCACACCGATGACAACGATGATCGTAATGTACTTAAGGCCATCCTTGCCGATGGCTTTGCCAGCGACTTCCTTAGCAGACGACTTAGCCTCAAGCCGATTTAACTCGGCCTGAACCTGTGCCTTAAACATCTCGATGTCAGTTGTCTCAGCCACGCTTACTTACCTTTTTGACGATACGCACGGGTTTTTTGCGAGATGCCTTTGGGCTGAGCGACGAACTGCTTGCCTTGGGCTTTTCCTCGGCGCTTTGCTGCGGTAGTTCTGGCGTACTCAGCAGGGCTGAGAGCTTTAATCGCAGCTTCTGGAAGGTATCTTTCACCCGTGTCAGAAGATCGTTTACCACTCTTAGTTCTCCATTTTTGCTGAGTCCAAGCCTTCAATGACTGCTGCGGAGCCTTCATGACTTATACCCGCCGCCCTTCTCTTTGTAGCGTTTAGCCAACAACTGTGCCTTACGTGCCGACCACTGGCCTGCGGCAGTGCCCTGCGTTGCCGAAGCCTTGATGGATTCAAACAAGCTCTTCCGCATACCCGGCTTCGTATAGTTACCGGCTTGGTTGACCTTGCTCTTGACCTTACCGCCCTTGGCGTGGCGGATGGGACGATCAGTACCCTCAACAATCTCGTTATCCCCGCGCCGTTTGGCACGGGGGATTTTCTTCGGACTAATCGCGCCCATGCCTCGGGAGGCCATCATACGAACTTGCCTCGGGTCTTACCTTTCTTAGCGATGCCGTCACCACGGCAGCAAGAGTCCATCTTTCCGCCAGTACGTGCTGTACGTACGTTACGGGTAAAGTGCTTGATGGACTTTTCTCGGTTTTTTTCGTTGATTTCAGCCCGTTTCTTCTTGGCCTCGTAGTACTTCTTAACGAGATCCTTGCTCTCTGCAACACGGCGTTTCTGCTCGTTCTGCTTTTTACGCGCTTCAACTTGAGCCATCTCGTCAGCAAACTCTTCTTGAGCAGCGCCGGGACCGATGATGATCTCTTCAACCTCTCCGCCCTCATCGTACTTCTTAGCACGAGGCTTCGGAGCTTTAGGCATACGTGGCATCTTGATAGACGAAGCCCCAAAGCGGGGCATCTTCTTTTTGAACATACCAGCCGTGTATTTGGGGATTCGCATAGATGCCATGATTACACCATCTTGCAGCGGGTTCGACCCTTCTTGGCGATACCATCAGCACGCTTAGAAACGTTGCCACCCATCGAGTAGGTAACACCGCCCTTGGCGTACTTCTTAACGTCGCCACCGTGCTTCATGCCCTCAGACTTACGAACTTTGTCAAGATTCGCCAATCTACGAGCCGCTTCTACACGGTCAACTCCCATATTCTTCATGACGCCTTCTTCACGACGGCGACCAAAGATGTCACTAAAAGCACGTAAAGGAGCGGTAACACGTTCGCCATAGCTGCTAGTTGGGTCATCATAACGGCCAGAACCAACCCGAGCCGAACCCGGTTTACTGCCGCGACCGCCTGAACGGGCACCGCTAGAAGTTGGCATCTCATTGCGGGTTCCACGCGACTTCTCGCGCAGTTCCTTGAGCAAGCGAAGGTTGGCTTCAGCCGAACGATCCTTCCTATTTTTATAGGCTTCCGGATCAAGTCTGCGAATCTCAGCGCCGACCTTTCCATACTTCTCTTCGTCGGTCATACCGCCTTCGGCCATCTTATTGATTTTGCCGCCATGCTTGAACACGCCACGCCCCTTGAGAACGTCAGCACGAGTAACCTTACCGTCACCCGTCAGATCAGGCATACCGCCGCTTCGCATTTTCTTCACCGGCTTTTCATCCGGCATATCAAGGCTCATGCCCGGAGCAGCTACAGAACGACTGTAAATACCGCGAGGGCTGGTGGGACCAGTTGATTTACGAGTTTTTGGACCACTGCTCATTTGCAAACTCCTCCCATCATCATGCGAATCATTTTGCCCTTGGTCTTGCCCTTGCTGGCAACGCCATCAGCGCCCTTGCGATAGACAGAACCACCGTCCGAATAAGCCATACCGCCACCGGCCATTTTCTTGTTCTTGACCATCGCACGACCCATCGTGTCAGCCGTACGCTTCTTCATAGCGCGACCGGCCTTGTCAGCCATTTTAGATTTCATAGTTCCACCTGATCGAGCAGTTCTAATTTTATCTACACCGGGAAGCGGCGCAGGAGATTGTCCAGAGTCTTTAGGGAACATTGGCCTAGCAGGAGGCCGCGCACTTCTATTTTTGCTCATTTGGATTTACCTTTAAATTTGCGGCCCTTGTCGGCCTTGTTAAATTCCTTCGCCACCTTCATCGGAACGCCGACTTTTTTAGCAAAGGCTGGGTTATGTGCGGCAGCGGCCATGAGGTTACGCTGTGCTTTAGACTTGCTTGGCATTGTGGTTCACCAATCTGTCTATCTTCTGCTCTAACCGATCAAGCCGGTCGAGGAGCATCTGGGCATCGGCTCGGACTTCCGCACGGGTGACATGATCACGAGCCACTTCTTCTCGGGTTCTGTTGAGGAGAATCCCCAACCGTTGAAGTTCAGCGAACTTCTCTTTCACAACAAAACCCAAAACGGCCACGATTCCCGTAAGAACCATGTTCCAGACCAGCATCTCCATTTCAACAGTTCCATGCTCGGAGGGACTTGTTGATACGGCTGTTGGGATCATTGGCGGTCTTAGCACTCGTGAGCTTTTTCTTCATTCCTGACATTCTTGCGCAGAATGATTTCTTACGAGCGCCGCCTTCCGGCTGTGGACGTTTCAGCCCCGGCTTACCGGGGTTAGCGGCGTTATACGACGCCCGTCCCTTGGCATTTAAACCGCCTTTTGGGTTTTTCCCTTCTTTGCGCTGCCAAGCCGGGGTTTTAGCCATAAATCACCATCGTCGAGATTACGGTTGACGGGACGATATAAATACTGGTCTGGAAAAGCAGACCTTCGCCCGGCATAAGAACATAGTCGGGGCTGGACGAAGAAGCCAGCGTATTTACGACGATCTTGACTGGGCCAGAAGCCCCGCCATCCCGAAAAGTCACCGTGCCTGCACCTGTATCAGGGACGATATAAATCGCTTTTACGCGAGAACGTCCAATAACAAGGCTATTTTGATCCAGCAGGTCGCCAGCAGCAACGGCGACCTTACTAGCTAAGACATCTGTTTGCATTGCCATCTTCCTCTCCTGTAATGGGTAAAGGGGGCTAACGCCCCCCTACGAAATCCTTACGGGACGAGACTGGCGTACAGACCGATGTAAAGCGTGGTGCTGCCGATGACAACCGGGATGCGACCTGCCTGAACCGACACCGTACCCGACACCGAACCCGTGGTCAGCTTGGTGCTGCCAATCGTGAGCGTGGTGCAAAGCAGGTTGGTGATGACGGCGGAATCGCCAGCGATAGAACCCTCGAAGCCATTGTCAGACTTAACCGGGCCGGAAAATGTAGTACGTGCCATTTCAAATCCTCACATGCGAGTTGTGTTTACCAGTCTGCATGTCGTCAGTCGGGGCTGTCTGGTAAACAAAATTTTTCCCGATAAACGACTGTATATCACCAAAAAAGAGGGGCTACAAGCCTAGCTAACTTGTAACCCCTCAACACTAGCCCTCTAGGAGAAAGCTATCAGGACGCGCCCGGCGAAGCGAACATGCCCAGCGGGTCCGACCAGCCGAAGCTATAACGCTCGCGGCTCTTGTACCGGACGTTGCCGGTGTCGAAATCGCCGTCCATGCTGTTTTGCAGCGGGGTACGTACGAAGTGCTTCATGCCGTTCGGAACGTCGGTCGTCAAGAACCAAGCGTTCGTGTCGGTCAAGAAGTGGTTTACGGTGTAACCGCCCGGAATCGAACCCATCGCCTTGAGAGCGTTGATGTCGTTGTCAGCGGTCGCAACACGGAGTTCCGTGTCGAGGAGGCGCTTGGCAGTGAACATCAAAGCCGGGGGAACGATGAGTTTGTTAGGCTTCGCCGCGATCAAGAGACCACGTTCGTCGGTCCAACCAGCGATCTGAATAACCGCAGCTTCCAACGAGGTTTCGTTGAGATCCGAGGCCGTCAGACGGTTGCTGTTGGTACCACCCGAAACAAGCGGATGCGAGGCCGAGAACAACGGTTGTCCGTCACCGCCCGTGTAGGACGAAGAGAAGCCATTGTTAAGGACCGAGGCCGCCTTGACCTGCTTCGTGTACGCCATCGCTCGGGCGAGCGCCTTGGTGTATCGCTTTGACAGCGAATCGTACAGGTTGTCTTCAACCGCTTCTTCCGTGATGGAGAAGCCGAGAGCAATCGTCTCGTGGTTGTAACGAGCCGTCCAAGCTTCCTGCGCGTTGTCGTACGCAATGGCTGAGCCTTCGGCCTTGACCGGGGCAGCGGAGAATCCGCTCAGCTTCGTCTCTTCTTCGAAGGAACGCTCGGAGGTCTCAGTCTCGTAGATCTCCTTGTGCTCCTCACCATATTGCTTGTACTCAAGACCGAACAGGGCGTTCAAGCCCGGAAGGAGTTCCTTGAGTAATTGTGCACGTGAAATAGCCATGTCTTAGAACTCCCCTATTAGGTGCCGAGCGGGTTGTAGTAAGCGTGACCACCCACGATCAGCGAAGTGTCCGTAATATACGGAGCGTTAAACTTCACAATGACCTCTGGGTAGTACACCGTACCGCTGGAAACAAACGCCGTGTCCTCAACCACATCAACGATGCGGATCGGCAACGAACGTGTAGTAGCAACCGAGCCAACACGAACGCCCT